GAACTGCTGTTGGAGAGTATGCTATGATATCAATATCTTCTGGGGTTAGATCTTCTAAACAATATTTTATAGACAGTTCTGGATAATTACCTTCTTGTTTATTTCTTGTCAGTCTTGATTCATCTATACTTCTGATGTGTTTTCCATCTACAAATAATGTAGCACCAGAGTCATGTACTCTAGACATATCATCTGCATGATTTCCATTCCAACCAATAGCACTATGCAGACCTAGTATTTTCATAATTAAAAACTAAAAGTTCTTTACGACCTTGTTGTTCTTTCATATATTCACCAACAGATCTCATAGTATATGTATGGTCAAATTCAGCAGAGTACCAGTTGTTAAATCTATCTTTAATTAGTTGACTACTATTGTACGATATTAATTGTGTTGCTGTATATTTGTCACACATGGTAGCAAAATAATCATGACTGAATCTTTTATGTAGATCTCCTTTCTTACCACCATATAAGTTATCTTTGATCTCATAAGGAGGATCTAGATAAACAAAAGTATCTTTATTATCTGATAATAAATCTGACCAATCAGCATTTGTAATATGCCAGTTCTCTATCAACTTACCATATGCTGCTAGTTTTTCAATTCCTCTGTAGGAGAAATTAGATTCTGATGCTTGAGGAGAGAAGGACGATGCTTCAGTAAGACCAGAGAAAGAACACTTATTAACAATATAGAAAGCAGCTGCTCTTTTCTGATTCGATAGTTTCTCATCGTTTAAATCTTCCTTTGATTGAATGAATAATTCTTTAGCAGTATCTCTATCTGGATACATGTTTTTTGTTGACCAGAGTAAGTCTTGTAATCCCTGACCATCATGCTGTAATTCTTTCCAAAAATTAATTAAGGGTACATATAAATCATTTACCCATACATTAAGATGAGGATACATCTTAGTAACATATAGTGCAACAGAACCACCTCCTAGAAATGGTTCTCTATATTCTTTGAATTTACTTAGGTCTGGAAAAACTGTTGCTAGTTTTGTGCAAGCACGAGACTTACCGCCAGGATATCTTAGTGGTGTTTTTAATGACTTCATTTGAATTCGCATTCTACCATGATTTCTGTTAGTGCTGCTAATAGATTAATTTCTTGATCAGCAACAAATGCTATCTGGTATTGATATTTTGCAATAATCAATACCGCAGCAGCGATACTAGGACCTTCAAGATTACTGTACATAGCATCGTAGACTTTACGAAGCAAAACAGAAGGGTCATTGTCTAAGTTTGCTACAACCCATTTTCTTACAGCAGGGAAGTCTTTTGCTTTCAGAGTTCTAATTAAATCATCAACTCTTGCATCAGTAAATTCTGCTAGTATCGCAGTATCTATTTTACCAGAAACAGAATATCTTTGCAACTCATTTAATACTCTTCTCCAGTCTGGAAAATGTTTGTTAATTAATTGTAAAAGAACTTTCTTATCAAAGTCAATGTTCTCTGCTGTAAGTATGCCAACAATTCTTTGGAAGAAAGCAACTTGTATCTCTGCCTTTTGACTTCCTTTAATAGAAAACTCAACTACAGAACATCTTGAATGTAGTGGTTCAATAATTTTATTCTTGTAGTTACATGTAAATATAAATCTACAGTTTTTATGGAATGCTTCTATATTACTTCTCAATAATAACTGTACATCATGTGTTGTATTATCTGCCTCGTCAATAATAATTACTTTATGTTTAGTTGTTGGTAGTAATGACATAGTAGAAGCAAAGTTCTTTGCCTGTCCTCTTACTGTGTCTAGAAATCTACCTTCATCTGATCCATTAATTAAAATATAATCACAACCTAATTGTTCGCACAATGCTTTTGCTACTGTAGTCTTACCAACACCTGCAGGACCTGTTAAAAGAAGATTAGGAATCTCTCCTTTGTTTAGGAACTCTGTAAAAGTTTTTTTAATACTCTCAGGAAGAATACAATGTTCAATTGTTTTAGGTCGATACTTCTCAACCCAAAGAAAATCTGATTTCATAATATAAAGAAAGTGCTTGGAAGAAACAGACGGTTGCTGATAAAATTGTTAAAAATCTTATCAGTTTAGTCATCATGTTCGTCCCAAGGATCAGTGAGGTTTTCGTTATCAAAGAATGCTTTGTAGACACCTATACCTACTAAAGCAAACAATGTAATACCTATTATAGCAGCAAACTGCCCAGATTGCGAGAGTCCACCATAATTACCATGTGGTACAAGTGTGTTATAGCACTTTGCAATTTTTTGTGGATCATTCCATGTGCCAGGCAAAGTGTAAACTGGTGGACATGCTGCTAGTAAATTAATCATAATACCCAATCTGGTTTGCGGGATGGGTCACGAATATAATTAGATGTAACCCAAGGTTTGCTGCTAATGTAATTCTTGTAAGCATCAAAAGTGTTAATGCTTGTGTCATGTTTAAACTCATCGGTCATAGCTCTGACAAACTCATATGCCCAGTAAGGTTCATATGAATCTTTTGGAAAAATCTGCAATGCAGCATTGAGAGTATATCGACAACTGTGTGTCTTTTTGTATCTGTGTGCATACTCATCACACAGTGCAAGTCCATGTCGTAATAACCAATAGAAATGCCGTTGTGCCCAGATAGTACAAGGATGATTGCGGAACGCACCCTTGTCTGTTTTGTATGGTGTACCATCTAACTTAGGTAACTCGCCAATACCATGACCCCACTTCTTAGATGCTACGATAGATAACATCTGACATGTCTCTAGTGGCATCTTGACAATATGTTTGTCAGGTAATACTTGTGCTGACTTGATAGGATCAGGGTCAGTAACAAAAATGTTCATAATATAATAGGTCTTGTCTTAATAAAATATGCTGCCCTAATACTAGGATAGCATTCTCTCATCTTTTTGACAACAGCTAATTGTATTTCAATCACAGAGTTCATCATTATCGCTTGTATCATCATATGTAAGAGTGCTTCCTCCATATGTTTTATATGCTTCTAAATCTGAGTAGACCTCAGATTCCAACTCGGCGGTTATGTCTTTGAGTTGTGTTATAATTTCTTTTAATCTTTCTTTGTTCATCTTCCCTCTCTAGATCTATTTCTTATTGTAATATGATTTCCTTCAATTGCAAACTCTAGATAATCTACATGATCCCATCCAAGTTCTGCATATAAGTCATCTAGTTTTTTCATATCTTCCCAAAGATCAGTGGGAGTAGGTTCACCCCAGAATGGATTCTCGTCAGGATTCATTAGCGATTCATTTTGATTTCTATGTTCTCTTTAATACTTCCCATATCAGATGAGGAAGCATTCATTCCTTGCATGTCACCAGTATATGAATCAGTATGCATTACCTCATCGTAACCTGACTTCTCAAGAATTTTATTTTTAATTTCCATTTGCTTTTTCTCTTTTTGAATACGTCTGAGAAAAGCATAGTATATAATTTGCGTAAAGTAAGCAAATGGGTTGGAGGATTTTTCTGGATTAAAATTATCTATGTATTGTAAACAATTCTCTATACCATCACATATCATGTCCTCACGGAACATGTAGTTGACAAAGTTTGGTTTATAGGATAAGTGTGTAGCAATTTTCAAGAAACATTCTCCTATGTAATTAGGAACACGAGGTCTTGCTGATCCATCGTCACGTGCCTGTATGACAGAATTACGATAGACAGTAATAGCTGCTAGAAACTCTTTGTTATTGACATAATATTCTGTCTTCTTTCTCATTCTAGGCATTTCTGTTATCCTTATTGTAGGGGAAATGAACACAATTGTCAAGAGGGGGTTGACAAATGTTTAAAAAAGCAGTAGACTAACTCTGTCAAGGGTTAAAGGGGGGTCTAGCTTCTTTTATATAATTCTTCTAGAGCTTGTTTAGTTTTATTCACGGAACCTAAACTACCCATATCACGAGTAAATTGTTTGGGATTAGCAGCTTCTTTAAATTGTGTTAACTCTATATGTTGTCTTTGAACAGTGACATTATAAAAATTTTTTATATTAACATCTTCAACTTCAGTCATTGTAATAACATGTTTTTTAGGAAGAACAAATGTATGATCAAAAGTAGAAGTAATCCATTCAGTTAAAGAAAAACCTCCGATCTTAATATTTTTGTTAGAAACATCTATCTTATTAACTTCCATAGGACTATCAAGCACTAGACTATCATCATCAGGCATGTAAGAAACTTTTGATATAAGTTCCTCTCCAGTAGTAAGTTTAATTGTAGCGATAAAATCTTCTTCCATTAACTTGCTTTTAAATTTATCTTAATGACTTCATATTTAAAATTCTCTTCGTTGTATATAGTTACCCTTTCGTTGAGATGTTTTATAGTATAATTTTGACCTCCGATGTCATCAGCAATATCATATAGTGTTGCTATACTCTTTCCTTCTCCCTTACGTAATACTCTGCCAATTGATTGTAGGTTTCGGATACGGGATTTGGAGGGCGACGCAAAGATGATGTTATGAAGACGCTTAATGTTAATTCCAGTTGAGAATGTGCCGTAACTGGCAACAATGACTGCATTGTCTTCCTCCTCTGTAATCAAACGAACTTCTTCACGGTCTACTACTTCAGTCCCACCATGAACAAAGAAAACTTTTCTATCTTCTTTGACATTACTATTTATTAGATCGTATAAAGGTTCTCCATGCTTTTCAACGTAGTTAAATAGTACTAGAGTGTTACCTTCTAGGTCTTTAACTAAATTTTTAATAAGGTTATTACGACCACGATGCTCAACCAAATAGTCTATCTCATCATGATATGTTTCAAAATGTTGAGAAGAGTGTTTACACAGTAGTATTTTAATCCTAAATTTAGATAGGTAACCTGACTTGATAAGATCATCTGTCTTAGTTACTTGATCACAAGATCCAAAAAGACCTTCAAGTACCCACTTATGTGTTTTAGATCCGTCTAGTGTACCAGTAAATCCAAATCTATACTTAGCATTATGCAACTTAGTCATGATGCCAGTCAGTGATTTACTCTTGAATAGATGTGCTTCATCACCAATGACACAATCTATGTCATCAAAATATCTTTTGGGAAACTTGTAGATAGATTGCCAAGTAGATATTATAATATTCTTATCAGTAACCTTATCCTTACCACCATAAATCTTATGAATAAAGTCGTCAGCATTCCACCCGTAAGAAATAAAATCATTGACCATCTGCTCAACGAGGGATGTAGTTGGGACGACTATAAGTATCTTCTTTGCGGTGGCAGCATAGTATCTGACTATGGCGTAGATCATGAGGGATTTCCCAGATCCCGTAGGAGAAAGTAACAACTTACGATTGTTCTTTATTGCTTCATAGACAGCATGATATTGATAATCTCTAGGTTCTATCTTAGAGATTTTTTTCATGTATTGTTTTACTGCTGGTAATGAGACTAACTTATTGTCTTGACTTATGTCTCCGTACCAATCATTCTTTTCATACTCTACAATATATTGTTTTTCTGCTGCCCATACCTGTAGATGATCTAACAACCCATGATACAAATCTCCTGTAGCAGGGGAGTATAGACGTATAGTTCCATCCCAGTATTTGTATCTGGGATTCTTTTTTAAATACTTTGCTTCTGGAACTTCAAATGTAAAGTAGTCCGCTAATTCTCTATGGACGTACTCTTCATTAGAATGAATGGTTATATAAACCTCATTCTTTTTCCTCACTGTAAGATGTGTCATTATTGTCCATTAACAAATTTCTCCCACTCAATGGCACTCTTCACTTGAAAACCTCTGTTTGAAATTTGTTTCATAACTTGATCTAGAAAATATAGCATTTGATCTAGATACTTGATCTTTGCTTCTAGGTTGATGATCTCATCATCAGACTCTAGATAGACCTTCATCTTTTCAGTTGTTTTTATATGAGATCCAAATGGTTTAGCAGCATACGTTTTAGCATCTGCTTCACCAGAATAATACTCACGTTTTTCCTTTACTAATTTACGAATTTCAAACTCTAAAGAAGTCTTAATCTGTGATATGTCAGTGTAATGGTTTAAGTATTTATTGTGTTGAAAAGGTATGTCTAATGCAAGTTGTCCTAGATCAGCACTGTATTCTTTATTCTTAAATTGAAAGTCTACATGACTATCTTCTGCCCAATCATTTCTTAACTTGTCAAATTTATTACGAAGAGATTCAAAATTCATATTTTCTTAAATGTCTTATCACGTAGGAAGAACTGCTGATGTTTGAATGTTACGTTAGCAGTAATGTATTCTACATCTCCTATTGTAGCATCAAATTGCAAATTTGTCAGTGCTACAGGAAATAAATTTTGAAAATCTACCACAAATGCAGGGTTGTATGCACTGGTAGTAATTAATAATTGTCCGTTGGTAAGTATGTCTTTCTCTGGTGTAGAACGTGCCATCTGATCTGCATTACCATTGTCACGCATCCATTTGTATATACTATTGTAGTTTTTTAAATCTTCATCTACAATAAATGTTATTGATAAATCACCAAACTCTACTCCTCCACCAGGTATGATGGGTAAGTTTCTAAACTGACTTGCTACCTGTGTTGAAGGCATATTAATGTCAGGAACATTTGCTGATTGACAAAAGAAATCTACACCCTCAAACTTTTCTAGTTTAAGGATAAAACCAATAGGGTTTAAAAAATTTCTATTTGTTGGTTGTTCTTTGTACCAATCTGCTCCGCCTACAGGCATGTTAATATCTCGACTACTTATTATTTATCGAGTTATAATTGAGTTACTACTTGTTCTTTAATTGCGTCTACTACATCTTTTACAATACTTACATCAATACCCATGAAAGGAGGTATCAGTCCTAGAGTTCTAAACAGACCATCGGCGAACAGTGCCATAAATGCAAATCCAAGCACCATGCTAATTTGACCAGCGTTTCTATTGTGTTGGTTGATAGCAAAATCTATCATCTCACTAACTTCTTCTTTACTAACCATTGTTTGTTTCTTGGTTTTAAAAGAATTTTTAGTTGGAGGTTTTTGTTTTTGTTTTTTAGAGATTAAATCTCTACCGTATTGAGATAATACCATGATTGTAATTTGATAATTGTATTATAACAGAGAATTAGTTTATTGCCAATACTCATCTAAGACATCGAAGGTCTTGTTTAGATACTCGTTAGCACCTATACATTCCCATTTGCCTTTTTCCCCAATCTCACATTTATAATGCAGTTCTCTTTTGAGTTGCATAAGTCGATTGGTCATGGCGACTTTATCGAGTCTACCGTTCATCGTTTTTCTGTATATCTACAATACTATTTAAGCATAAAAAAGGGGATCCCGTAGGATCCCTGTGTGTGTCCCCTAACAATATTGGGGAATTTTCCATATTTTGGTAACACGCATTACCAATTTTTGGATTATGTTAAGTTAGCAACTCTAACTCTTCTGTAGTACTGGTTCTTACCGTGTGTAAGAGCTTCAGCATCAGGAGTGCTTCCGTTAAGTACAAATGGGTTAGCAACCATACCGTATCTAGTCTTGAAGCCAATCTTGGGCTGGAAGGTAGATGGGTCAATGCTTCTTAACATTTGTAGGGGAACGTATGGGCAATAGAACAGTCCACAGTCATAAGGTGATGTACCTTTGTATCCTACAACATAGTAGTGAGTGTTAGAAACGTTTGCTGAATAAGGATCAACGAAGACCTTGATTCTACCGTTCATTGTACCCACAAGTAGGTTACCTGTGTCATCAACTTCACCGATGGAAGGACCGCCAGCACCTGTTAAACCTGAAGAGTAGTCAAGAGTACCTGACATAGCAAGAGCACTAGCAACATCAGCAGATGTGATGATGAAGTTACCCTTTCCTCTACGAGTTTGCTGTGCGATTGCGTTTGCATCTCTTTCAATCTGGAACATAAGTCCTTTGAATTTCTCAACTGACCATCTTCCGTTTGAGTCAACGTCTAAGTCAAAAGTACCACCAGTAGCAGTGTTAACTCTTGCACCCTGTTCAGCAACCTTGTAGATTGTTCTGATAACTTCTCTGTTGATTTCAGCAAGTATCTCTGTTGAAAGGATATTTGCTAACTCAGCTTCAGCGTTCAATCCGTGGATTGCCTTAAGGTCTTGAGCAAGTTCTAAACTATACTCTGCCTTTAGTGCTCTAGACTTCGCAGTAACTGTAACTTTCTCGATTGAGAATGCCATCTCGTTGAACTGGTCGCCTGTTCCACCACCGAGTGCTTCAGCATCTGCTGTTGACATACCTTGACCAACTGCATACTGATCTTGACCAGTTCCAGAAGTGTTAAGGATTGCAGGATTGTTTCCTTGATTA